TTATGCTTGTGCTTAGACTAGCAGCAATAGATGTCCTCATGGGCAAGCGTGGCATAAAGACCCGGAAGGAACTTGCGGTCAGGATGGGGATTTTGCCTACTCATCTGACGTCAGCCCTGAAAGGGAGGGCAGGCAGGCATGGCCCTGGCGCCAAGGTGATTGACAGGTTGTGCACTGTCCTGCGTTGCCAGCCCGGTGATTTTCTCGAGCATGTAGACTCTGGGCATGATCTGACCTGACGGCCCACAACGCCAAACCCCCGCCCTCGGTACACCAGAGAGCGGGGGGTTTCCATATCTAAAAGACCTTCCCAGGGGGATGGCTCATGGCCAGAGACCCCAGCGTCAGACGATACCCTTATATATCAGGGTATCCAGTGTACAGGATGCCTAAACCTCGCGCAAGCACAGAAAAAACTGTACTTGACAGGTCCGCCTGCTATTTATTACATTTCCAACTAGATAGCGGAGTCTGACCGGCAAGCCTCCACAAGATGCTGTGGTCGGGCCTGATAAGTATTAGCCAAAACTAAATAATAAGTTCATTTGACGGGTGCCTGCGACCACTCCAGGGGCACCCGTTTTTTTTGTTCTGTCTGGTGTGTCGCAGCATCAGGCTGGAGTCGCTGGCGTGCATTACGGACCGGTGCACTTCCACCACAGGCCCCAACGGAACGCCAGCGGCCTAATTTCTCCCTGCTCGGGCGGCCTCCCCGCCGCTCGGGCTCTAAACGGGCCACGGAAATGAACGTCAAGCAGCAGCGGTTCTCGGCTGAATACCTTTCTGATCTAAACGCCACACAGGCGGCGATCCGGTCAGGATACAGTGCGAAGACGGCATACAGTCAAGGGCAGCGGTTGTTGAAGCATGATGAGGTGGCGGCGGAGATTGCCCACGGCCAGGCCAGAGCTGCGAAGCGGGCAGACTACGGCCTCGAGCGTGTCCTGGCGGAGCTGGCCTCCCTGGCGTTCGACGTGGAGCAAAAGAGCCAGGACAGGATCCGGGCCCTGGAGCTGCTCGGTAAGCACGGCGGTGCGTTCATCGATAGATCTGAGGTCAAGCTGCAGCTCGATAAGCGGATCGATGCACCGCCGGGGGCGGTGACGTACGAGGACTGGCTGCAGCATCGCATGGGGCACGTCTTCGAGGGCACGGGCGGTATCAGAGTGGGGAGCAATGGGCACGGATGAGGCGCTGGCTACGAGCCTGAGAGTGCGGCGGGAGGTCGCCTCCTTATTCTGGCAAGGGCGAGGGGGCTGGCAAATAGCCAAGGGCAAGCTTTCGGCCGTACTCTCAAATCCCAAGGGTGGGAGTGACGGGCATGGATGAATCCTTCGTGTGGTCACCGCAGGTGGGCCCGCAGTCGGACGCGAGTGCTGCTCGCACGTTCTGCGATGAGCTCTTCTACGGCGGCGCCGTCTTCGGGGGCAAGACCGATTTCTTGCTCGGTGATTTCGCTACGGACGTCGGCCAGGGCAAGGCGTGGGCCGGCATCCTCTTCCGGCAGTCTTTCCCGGAGCTCGAAGAGGTTATCGAGCGGTCCCTCGAGCTCTATACCCAGATGGGTGCAGACTACCAGGTCGGCACGAAGACCTGGCGCTGGCCGTCTGGAGCGCTCCTGCGGCTTCGTAGCCTCGATACGGTCGATGATTTCACAAAGTACATGGGGTTCTCTTACGCCTGGATCGGCTGGGACGAGCTGCCGTTACACGCGAGCATGAAGCCCTACCACAGAATGAAATCGCGGCTTCGTGGTCCAGGCCAGCACAAGCGGATCCGGGCCACAGGCAACCCCGGCGGCCGGTGCCATTCGGAAATCAAAGAATATTTCGGCATCGGCACGTGGCCGAAGGGGTACCATCTGATCCCGGACGCGACGACGGGCATGTCGCGGATGTTCATTCCGTCTCGAGTCATGGACAACAAAATCGGCTTGGCGTCTGACCCTGGCTATGTCAATCGGCTCAGGGGCGTGGGTGATCCGGAGCTGGTCAAGAGCTGGCTCGACGGGGACTGGGACTCGGTGGTCGGTGCCTACTTCGGCATGTTCCGGCGGAGCGCGGCCGAGGTGGAGCCGTTCGAGATCCCCCAAAATTGGCCGGTCTTCACCTGCGGCGATTACGGCGAGGTCAATCCCACCTGGTGGGGGATTATTGCCGTGGACTCTGATGACGACGTGTGGGTGGTCGATGAATACTGCCGGGCCGGTGCCGGTGGAGCGGACCACGCTCGAGGTGTCCGGGCTCTGGTGGACAACTGTCCTTATATCAAGGTCGCAAGGCCGCGGCTGAACCTCGCCCCGGCGGATATGTGGACCACGCGGCGACCTGGTGAGGCTTCGCAGGCGCTGGCGCCGCAGGACTCCTTCGCAAAGCTGGGCGTGCATCTGACCAAGGCAAATATGAACCGAGTCAACGGCTGGCGGAATCTGAAGGATCTGATGTATGCCGGGCGGATCAAGTTCTTCAAGGGCCGGACGGAGCGCGTCCTGGACAGTATCACGTCGGTGATGCGCGATGAAAACAACCCCGAGGACGTGCTCAAGGGCGGCGACGATCACCCGGCGGACGGGCTGCGGTACGGCATCAACCACGTCTACAAGGCCAGGAAGGCCCCGGAGTCTGTCCCAACGGGAGTCGGATCGGGCCAGCATCTGCTCGATATGATCAAGGGCATGGGCGACGTGGTCGAGGGCAGGGGAGTGCTGTGAATAAGGCAGGGATCAAGTTTTGGAAGAGCGAGCTCGCGACGCTCGATACCCTCTACGCCGCCAGGCTGGTGACGTGGCAGCGGCAGTTCGACGCCTACGACCTCAAGTTTAAGGCGCAGATCCGCGACCTGTCCCGTGACAAGTACGTCCGCGTCAGTGAGTTCGTGCCTGTGGTCCGCCAGATCATCGGCTCGGTGGCGATGAACTACCCGCGGTTGTTCTTCGAGGTCTTCGAGGACGAAGCCGCGGGCCAGGACATCGAAGACCTCCTCGAGCGATCCAGCGCTGCGATGTTTGAGATTGCTAACGCCAAGGCTCACGTCCACCAGGCCGGACTGGACGCGTTGTTCTGCGGGGTGGGCTGGGTGCGCACCGACGTGGATCCTGTGGGCGGGGACGACATCAACGAACCGTGGGCGGCAAACGATCCGGACAGCGAAGACCTCGTGGCCTTCAGCCGCGTGCCTCCCTGGCATGTTCACATTGACCCGCATACTCAGCCGCACATGCTGGGTTCGTGCCGGTACATCCGTGAGAAGGTGTTGGTCCCGCTCAAGTCGCTGCTGGAGGACAAGTCGATAAAGCACAAGGGAGAGATCAAGAAGAGCGGCACCGAGGTGGTCGATGAGATCGGCACGGGGCAGCTGCTCTACTCCACGTCGGACGAAGACGAAGCGAAGGCGGTTAAGGACAGCATCGAGAACGGCGAGTTCGTCTGGTGTGACCGGATCCACGTTCGCAAGACGCATCTGAGCGACCGGCAGCTGATCATGTTCGTGCCTGGAGTGGACGAGCCGGTCATGGAGCGGCCTCACCCCTTCATGCGGCGCGTGTTTTCGCAGCGGATGGAGCGGGGGATCGACCCGGACACTCTCGAGATGACGGACATGCCGATGTTCGACCCCGACACGGCAGAGGTCAGTGGGTTCGAGGGCGAGCCGGTGATGGATCTGGAGACCAGGCACAAGGATGGCGATCTGGGGGTGCCGGGCGTGGGTATGCTGGTGCAGCACGGGGTGCCGTTTGTGCCGATCCGGTTTGATATGCACCCAACGAGCTTCCACCCGGTCAGCCAACTCGAATACATCGAAGACCTGCAGGATCTGGCTATAGAGATCCTCTCACGCAAGGCGGCTTCTCAGAAGCGGTTCTCTCGCATGTCCACGGTGACCCAGGCAGAGGTGGACGCCAACCCCGAGATTGCGGAGAAGTATCAGCGCGGCGAGGACGGGGAGCTCCTCGTTGTCGTTAACAAGGACAACTTCGGCGTACTCGATAGCTCGGGCGTCCCGGCCGGGGAAGACGCCTTGCTGAACATTGCGAGGGGCTATACTGACCGCATTACGCGCGTCAACCAGCTGGGCAACCAGGACGCGGCGAACATCACCGCTACCGTGGGGGCCATTATAGGCGCCTCGGAGAGCATCAACGAGCGGTGGATGGAGCAGGCGTTCTCAAAGATGTACGTCGATTTAGCTCGAAACGGCTTCCAGATTATGGGGGATCTCCGCTACACGCCGGAAAATTTCATCCAGAACGTGGCCCCGGACGGTCAGCAGCAGATGTCTCGAGTGCTAACCAGTGCCGATTTCCTGTGGCATTATCGCATCACCGTACAGGCGGGGAGTATGCAGCCTCTGTTCAAACAGATGCAGGAGGACAAGGCGCTGGCGTTCTACGATCGAGCGATTCGGAGCCCGAATTTCGACGCACGAGAGCTCGACAAGATGATGGCTTCCCTCTTCGACGCTGTGGGCGACCCCGAGAAGCTGATGAAGTCACAGGAAAACGTGGAGGCGCAGCGCGCAGCGCAGCTCGAGAACGACCGCATGATCTCGCAGCAGCAGGATCCTGGGGTGTTGCCGGATCAAGATCATGCCGCCCACATACCGATCCACGGGGGATGGCAGCAGCAGCCGATGGTGCAGCAGCTGATGCAGCAGTCACAGCAGCGGTACGATACGGGGGAGGTGGCATTCCCGCAGGCAGCGGCGCAGCTGCAGCAGATTGGACAGCTCATCAACCAGCATCTGCAGGCGCACGTGCAGGCCCAGGAAGAGCAGCAGATGGGATCGACGGGGGCTCCTGGGACTTCCAACTTGGGCCAGGAAACGCTGCAGGCCCAGGTGGCTAGTAACGCGCAGTTAGTCTCCCAGGCGGCCAAGGTTGAAGCGGCGCAGGAGGCTGTTCGGTGACCCAAAAGGACGCGGCCGCCCTTGAGGCTCTGATGCAGGCGGGCTGGCATATAAAGATCATGTCGGACACGAACGGCCCCACGCCGAAGTGGCGGTGCTGGGTGTCGTGGCGGCGGGGCCAGATGCCGCACAGGGAAGAGAGTACGAAGGTGGCCACCCTGAAGGAGGCGGCGGCGTGGGTGCAGGCAACGGCGGAGGAGTTTGAATGAGCCTACGTCTCTGGGACTATCAGTGTGATCACTGCGGCACTCGTCACGACAATCATATTTACACGGGGCAGCGGATACCGAAGACGATCAAGTGCGGTTGCGGCAAGCGTGCGGGATGGGCGGGATTCAAGACCAATTTCATCCATCCGACGCTGAGCTCGCTGTACGATCTGGGGAAGGATCCGCAGCTCGACGGCGCTAATCCGCAGAATTATGACGAACGCAAGCGAACACTGAAGGAGCAGGGCAAGGTGGAGCTCGGCCCGCCGGAGCGCATCGACGATATCATAAACGATATAGAGGAGACGCCAGAGCACCACACTCATGCGCCGGAGGTAGGCGTAGCGGATAGCATCGACGACCTCATGAAGGTGTTACAGACAGATCCACGTATTGACCGCCGGCACACTGGGGCTCCTCGAGACCAGTTGTTGGAGTCATGGGGGAGTTTTATCCCCGAAGATTGAATTAAAGAAGGGCTGGCTAGGGAACTGAAGATTCCCCGGCTAGCCAGAACGCAATAAACCAGCCCCAACGGAAGAAGCTCAAATGACTGAAGCTGTAGCAGTTTCGTTTGATCCGTCATCTGATGCTGGAGAACCCTCCTCGTCCCCAGATCAAGACAGCTCTTCGGAGCTGGCCTTTGAGCTGGACAAGGCGCCCGGAGAGCCCAGCGACGATACCGATGGGCAATCTAACGAGCAGACTGCTGTTGCCCAGGCCGAGGGAGATACCCCGGCCGATACACTCGAATCCAATGCCACGCCCGAAGAGGTTCGGGATGGCCGCTTGCGACATGACGACTACACTAGAAAGACCACGGCGCTAGCTCAAGAGCGAGAGGCGTTCGCGGCAGAGAAGCTCGAGTATTCACAGGCTCAAACCGAGGCCCTGCGTCAGCAGGCGCCACAGCCTGGCGAGTCTCAGCACGTTACTCGATCTCAGCAGATCCGACAGCAATTAACTGCCACGCCCGATTACAGTGAGGCGACCCCTCACGGTATCAGCGCGGCGGAACGCCGAGGCATGGAGGAGATCGCCGATATGCTGGAAGGCGCGGCCCAGACGGTTTATGCGCTGAACGATCTGCAGAATAGATTCGACGTGCTCGAAGCCTCCACCCATCAGACCGGTCAAACGGTCTCGAGTATAACGGAGGCGGAAAATTCGGTGCGTGCCGAGCGGATGATGAAACAGCTGAAGGACGCCAAGGAGCTGTATGGCGACAATGCTGTGACAGATAACATTGAGGCGATCCGCCGGAACATCAACGCCGTCAACCCAGACACGGGCCAACCGCTCACCGTGGCCGAGATCGTCGGCAAGTGGACGGGAAAGTCCGCTGACGGTACCCGAGCTGCCCTGGAGGCCAATCGCCAGGGCGTGAGGGAGGCGAAGGTGGGAGCGGCGTTGCCAGGAGCTAGTGTCGGAACCGGCGATACAAACGCTGGAAAACTAACGCAAGCTCAAGCTGTCGCTATGATCGCCTCGACGCCTGGGTACAAATAGTGTAGTCCAGAATTTTGCAGGCAAATCAATTGAAGGTTCGCTAAAAAATGGCAGCACAGACACTCTCGGAAGTTGCCGACACTCACTGGAGCGCCACCCAGCGCAGTGTGGACAGCAAGGTGGTGGATAACTATTTCAAACGGGTTTCCACCCTCGATAAGATGCGAAAAAGCGCCCTGCAGGTGACTGACACGGGCGGCCGAGGCATCCAGGTGACGGCGCGGCTCAGCGGCGGGTTCGCTGACTCGTTCGATTCATACGACGAGTTGAACAAGGCGCCGATCAATCCTGTTCAGTCCGCTTTCTACTCAAAGCGGTACTATTACAGTCCGATCATTCTGAGTGACACCGAATCATGGGAAAACACGGGAGCTCAGAAGCGCTTCGACGAGATGAAGGAGCTCGGAGAGGTGGCGATGGAGACTATCCTGGCGGCGATCAACGCTGATTTCTACACCGCACAGGCTGGTAAAAACATGCTGGGGTTCCCGGACATCATCGCTGATGCCACAGGCGCGACCATTGGTGGAATCAATAGCGGCAGCACCACCAAGTGGGAGAATCAGAGACAGACGTCAGCAAAGACGTTCCTGACGCAGACCACCACTAACATTTTCGACGGATTGACCCAGTGGAATCTGCTCCTGGACGACTGTCACAAGAACAAGGGGCGCCCGAAGTTGCTGTTCACCACGTACAGTATCGTCGGTGCCTATCGCATAGCGTTGTCGTCGCAAGGGTACGCCAGGACGACAGTCGAAGATGCTGGCGGCGGGGTCGGTGGCAGCCGCAACCCGGATTTCTACGATCTGGAAGTCATTCCAGAAGTAGACTGCACGGCGTTGCACTGTTACATGGTCGATCCGGACGCCTTCAAATTCCACGTGATGAAGAACGTGAACTTCCGCAAGACTCCGTTTGTGAGCCTCCAGAGCAACGGACAGCTCGCGCAGCTGGCCTATATGGTAGCCGGGGTCCAGTCCACCACCAGAGCGCGCCGGGCCAATGGCGTCAATACCGCCATCACCGGCGTATAACCGAGAGGAAAGGAGAATATCATGGCAGTCCCAAGTAACTTTCCCCGCGGTCTCACCGGTGATTCGGGTGTCAAGCAGGGATTATACGAAGTCAGCACCGTCGAGCAGGGGCCCATCGGGTCCGTGCTGCGAAATACGTATGACGGTTCGGAATACGTGTACTCGTATTTCGCAGGTGCTTGTGGGCCTGGAAAGATCGCTGCAATGGATGATTCGGTAGCCATTCAGAAGAGCTTTGACGCGGCTTTTGTGGACTCGGGGGGATCGGCTAAGGACACGTACGCGGCGGGTGATAATTTCATCTATGTCAAGAATTCCGCCATCACGTCGGATGATGTGAAAAACGTCTGGGCCGGCGGGTACCTCATTATCACCGATGCAGGTGGTGAGGGTCACAAGTACTTCATTCTGGGCCACGAGGCCGGGGGGGATACTCAGACCAATACCATCGGTCTCAATATCGAGCCTGGTCTGATTATCGCGTTGGAGTCGGAGGGTTCGTGTAGCATCATCGGGCATCCGTACAACAACCTGGCAATCGCGACCGCCACTGACGCCCAGGTCAAAGGCATCACGTTGGTGGATGTGGCGGCTGCAGAGTATGCCTGGGTCCAGCGTAGGGGTCACGGTGTGGTGCTGGCCGACGAGACGGCGGGCACTATTGACAAAGGCACTCAAGCGGTGCTGAGTGACGGCGTGAGCGGTGCAGCGGAGCCGCTGAACATTGCGGCTCTCGCCTCGAATGCAGCGTTCGCCCTGTTGAATTTCGCGGAGCCGTACATCGGTACGTTTTTGGCCGAAGCGGTGGACACGGAGTACGTGGGCATCGACATCAGGATCGGTGGGTGAGGAAGGGCACCCGGATGCAAGTACGGGGCATCAAGGCGCGCAACGAGGCTCATATCAGACTCGGCTGGTGGGCTTCGTTGTGCACTGATGGTGCCCATGACGACCATTCTCAGGATGAGACGGCGGACATCTGCCGAGCTCATCCTGGGGTGGTGGAGGTCAGCGGGAGGGTGGCGGCGTGATAGTGGTATCCATTCCCTGGGTGAAGGTCGACCCTGGCAAGAAGTTTCTGCCGCACTGGATCGAATGGTATGCGGCGAACAAGGTCCGCCACGACCTGCGACAGCACTTTGAGATTTACCGGCCCATGTATGAGGTGCAGGAAGAGGCGGTGGGGATGGCTCTCAAGTGGGACGCCAGTCACGTGCTGTTCGTCGAGGACGACCATTGGGGATTCCCTATTGACGGGCTGGATGTGCTGCTCAAGGAAGACAAGGACGTAATCGGCTTTCAGACGTTTCGCAAGGCATGGCCCTATTCGTCCCTTGCCATGCAGAGTAGTGGCAAGCCGCATTCTCTGATCGGTCGTAAGGAGGATCTCTTTGCCGCGGGGTTGGCCCTGACGCCACACGACCGGGGTGACGGCGAGGAGGTGCAGGAAACGCACGTTATCACATGGGCCTTTACGCTTGTTAAAACGGATGTGTTCCGCCGGCTGCACGACATTGGCACGTACCCCTTCCAGCAGCAGGGGCCTGTCCCTACCGACAGCTATTTCAATCAGTATTGCGAGGACGCAGGCATTAAACGTCACGTCCATTTCGGGTTCGGGATCGCGCACGGGGAGCATGATCCCGAGGATCTTCCGATGCTCCGGGCCATCGAGGGGGAGCGACGAGGACGGGCACGGAATCAGGAGGTGATGCGAAGGATGGAGAAGGAGCCGGCGGCGCCTACTGACGAGAAGGCGGTGGAGCAGATGGTGGCCGAGTTCCAGGGGCGTAACTCGGCGGTGATGGCTGGCGGCGATAACTCAAAGATTCCCTATACGAAGGAGATAGCATAGATGGCTAATCACAGGAAGAAAACACCAGAAAACCCTGCCGATAACATGGGCCAGAGCGCTATTCCGGGCGAGCCTGACGCGGACGCCGTAGCTGCTGTTGAGGCGGCGAATAGAGTCCCCGCGGGAGCGGTAGTCGAGGAGCCTGCGGAGCCTGACTATCAAGAGCCCGAGCTCATCGAGCCCATCCCCGCTGTGGCGGCCGATCAGAAGGCTGAATTGATGCGTCTCCTGGAGGATCCGGACATCGCCACTAAGATCGTCAAGGTGGCGTCCAGCACTCCCGAGGGTCGGTCCTTGCTGCAGCTGCCGGTGGGCAAGGGTGTGCCCAGTGGAGTGTACCGGCGCGACTACGATAGCGAGGAAGCGTTAAAGGTGCACGGCGGTGTCGAGGTCCGGCATCCGTCGTTTGAGCGTGGCGATTCGGAACCTCTGCCGCCGGAGAGCATACCGAGATATTTGCGGGAGGATGGAACGACCACCGTTTACGACAAGCCCTATATCGAGCAGCGCAGGCAGTCGATCCCGATGAGGGGGGAGGACGGCAAGATCGTCGTCAACGAAGACGGTAACCAGGTCCATACTGATCAATTCGTGGATGTAGTGGTGGATCCGGGGCCGGCTTTTGAAGCCAACGGCAAACCGAAAAAGACTCCAGCATACAAGACCTGGACGGACGCGCTTGTAAGGGGTCAACGCCTTGACGGGGATGTCATCTCCGATCTGGCCCATGCACAGGACCAGGGAGCGCATCCGGTGGCGCTGGATGGGGCCACTGGGGCACCGTTGCTGGTGTAGATCATGGCGACCACACTCAGCAGCGCGATAACGACCTGCCTGCAGCGGGTGCGCCTATCGACTAGTGTCTCCGTGCACCAGGATCAGGCTCGCAAATACCTGTCTCTGGCCGCCGCTGAGATATTTCCGCTGGTGCCGTGGGATTTCCTCGATAGGACCACCACGTTCAAAACTACGGAAACGTTCACCCTTAGCGGAAACGTTTACGGAGCGTTTACGGCTGGTGAGACCATTACCGGAGGGACCAGTAGTAGCACCGCCGTGGTGGATCACTACGACGCTACGAACAGTAAGTTGTACATCTACAGCCCCTCGGCAGCATTTACGGCCTCAGAGATCATCACGGGGGGGAGCAGCGGAGCTACGGCCACGTATGCGTCTACCGCTGAAACGCGGGTATACACTCCGGTCTCGGGGCCTGTCACCAACTGGTGGAGTTTCCACGATGTTACCAACGAGTACCCCCTCGAGATAGTCGGGGCCGATCTTTACGATCTGGCAGACATCGACCGCAGCGAGACGGGCAAGGTGGTGGCGGTCTACATCGCCGGACTGGATGCAGATACCGGATATCCGGTAATCGAGCTCTATCGCACACCGGGCACTACCAACGAGACCATTCGTGTGAGGTATCGGATGGACATCGCGGAGTGGGCCTCGGGCGACGACGGCACGACGCTGATGGTGCTGGGCATATCTCGGATCTTCGAGAGCGTGATACTGTACGGCGCCGAGGCGTTGTATCTCGAACAGGAGCGACACTATTCAGCCGCCAGGATGGCATGGGCCAATAAGGAGCGAGCTCTGCTGGCGGCGATAGAAAATAACCGGCGCAATCAAGGCAGCCGGCGGTATCCGCCAAGGGAGTCGGGTGGCGGAGGAGCAGACCTGACCGTTAACGTGGGCACCAATTTGGCATCGGCCGCATAAAGGATAATCTCAATGACAGTCGCTAGAGCGCGGAGATAAATATGGCCCTTACAATATCTGGGCGTGGGCGTGGTAGAAGGAAAAAGGCTCGAGCTAGGCCAACAGTTGCACCTTCACCGGCTCCAGTTAAACCTCCACGGGCGCCAGTAACTGGCGGGCCTGGGCCCAAGCCCAAGTTGAACACTGCGCGGGAAACGTTCGACTTGGTGACAGCTCCTCCCCCTGTTATTAACCCACAGGCTTCAAGGAGTACAGCACCACCTCCTCCTGTTATTAACCCACAGGCTTCAAGGGGTGCAGCTCCACTTCCGATAGTTAACCCACAGGCTTCAAGAGGGGCAGCTCCACCTCCGCTAGTTAACCCACAGGCTTCAAGAGAGATGGGGGCGGCTCCGGCACCACCTCCAGTTATAGACGCTTTTCAGGACGCTCCAGGTAGAAGAGCGGATCTTCCCGCTCCACCGGCACCGGCTCCTTCACTAGTTCGGGCAAAGGCCGTGTCGGCACCGGCACCGGCTCCGGCTCCGGCACCGGCACCAGCTATAAGGTCTCAGCGAGAAGTATTTGATGGTGTTTTAGGTACTGATCCTTTTGACGAACCACCGGCAGCTCCACCTCCGATAGTTATTAACCCACAGGCTTCAAGGAGTACAGCACCACCTCCTCCTGTTATTAATCCACAGGCTTCAAGGAGTACAGCACCACCTCCTCCTGTTATTAACCCACAGGCTTCAAGGAGTACAGCACCACCTCCTCCTGTTATTAACCCACAGGCTTCAAGGGGTGGAGCTCCACCAGTTCCAGTTACTGGCGGACCTAGTGATTTTCAAGCTGAACTTACCCAGAGAAAATTGGGGCGTGGGGATCTTGGTGCTGATCCTTTTGACGAACCACCGGCAGCTCCACTTCCGTTAGTTAATCCACAGGCTTCAAGGGGTGCAGTTCCACCTCCGATAGTTAACCCACAGGCTTCAAGGGGTGGAGCTCCACCAGTTCCAGTTACTGGCGGACCTAGTGATTTTCAAGCTGAACTTACCCA